CGCGTCGAAGCCTTCGAGCTGGGCGTTGTCCTTGCCGCCTTCCAGCTCGTCTTCCTGCCACGAGTAGATTTTCTGCTTGACCGTCTCCGGCCCGCCGATGCTGGTGATGAACGGGGTCTTGTGCGGGGTCAGCATGCTGATGACGTCCGAGACGTCTTCCTTGGCACCGACGCTGTCGTAAGTCTTGAAAGTGGGCATTTTGTCTTCTTGCCTTGAGGGTGTTGTGGGTATTGGTTGGTGGTTGGGAGGAGGGCGTTAGCGGCCCTTCACTCCCCAGCGGCCCAGGAGGGCCTGCATTGCGTCCTCGTCGGTAGCACGGCCCGAGCGGAGCTTCTTCATCACCGCCTTCTGGGTCTTGTCTTCCGAGGATCGGATCGGCTCATCGCCTCCGCCACGGCGCACACGCTTCGGGGTCAGGTTGACCTTCTGCGCGGCAGCCTTCTGTCCCTTGTGGAACATGCGGGCGTCGTTGATGATCTTGATGACGGCGGGGTTGGTGATCGTCACGACATCGTCTTCCGGAAGACCGGCTTCGATGGCGAAGTCGAGGATTTCACCGTAGAGCTCTTCGCTCCAGCCAGGGATGCCCTGCTGCGGATCGGAGAGGACCTTCACGGCCTCTACCGCTTCCTGCTGCAGGCGGGCCTGCTGGCGAGCCTCCAGGGTCCGGTCGAGGTCCTTGGCACCGGCGACCAGCTTATCGCGTCGGGCGATCAGCGTCTGGTATTGCTGGCGATGCCATGCGAGCTCTTCAGGGTCCATGCGAGCGCCTTCGAGGACCCAGTCGACATCAGCGTAAGCCTGAAGGTCTTCGAGAACGACCTCAAGGGCTCCCTGGATGGTTGCGGCTGCTCGGCGTCCGACGAGGTCAGCTTCCTGGCTCTTGCGGGTGAGAGCGGCTTCCTGACCAGCGAGGCGCTTGAGGGAGCCCACGGTGAGCTCTTGCTCGACACCGTCGACCACAACCTTGACAACAGCGTCGTCAGCCGCAGCAGCAGGGCTGCCAGCAGCGCCTTCGTCTTCGTCATCAGCGTCGTCATCGCCGTCTTCATCTTCGTCGTCGGTGTCTTCTTCGTCGCCTTCGTCGTCGTCGTCGGCGTCCTGGGGGTCGGCTTCGTCGAGGTCTTCCTCTTCGAGGTCCTCTTCGTCTTCGTCGGCTTCCTCTTCGGATGCCTGGGGTTTGCCCTTGCCGGTGAGGGCTCCGGTCAGGGCTGCAATGGCGTCAGCATCGCTGAGGCCGGTCGCGGTGTCGTCCGATTGGATGGACATGCGTCACTTTCAATGGTCGTGGGGATCGTCGGGCTCTTCAGCCTGGACGTCCTCGTCGACTTGGTTGGATTGGAGGGCGGCGTTCTCAGCCACCGCGATGCCACCGGCCTGTAGGGCCAGTAGCTCTTCAGTCACGGCGCTCAGGCCGCGAGAGAGGTTGTAGAGGCGCTCACGCTCGGCCACCTGCTCGGGGGCTGACGTGAGTATGCCTTCCGCGCACTGGGCACGGACACGTTCGATTGCGAGGAGGAACGCGGGGCTTTCGAGGAGGAGGCTCGCGGCCTCCCCCTCTTGAACCTGCCGCTCTTCCTCTTCGGTGAGGATCAGCTCGGCCATGGGGCTCCTTAGCTGTTTGGCGATGCGATGGCCGTGAGACGGGTGTTCTCCGGCGCAGCGTTGACCTGGGCGTCGACAGCCAGCTCAAGCTCGGCGAGGCCGATGTCGATGCGGTTGTCGGTCTCACGGTCCTTGCGGGCCGCGTCACGCGCCTTGAGGGACAGCTCTGCCTGACCGGTGATGCGCCGCCATTCGGCTTCAGCGTTCTCGCGGGCGATCTGGTCCTGGACCTGGGCTTCACGGAGGGCCTGCTGACGCTCCATGACCTCGGTTTCCTTCTTGAGCTTGTCGACTTCGGCCATCATCTTGGGATCAGGCTCAGCCTCACCCAGGCTCGACGGATCGGCCAGGTAGTCGGTGATGTTCTTGATGCCCTTGATTTCCAGGGTGTCCCGCCAGAGGTTGAAGGCCTGCTGCTCGCCGTACATCCGGCTGAGCTTAGGGGAGCCTTCGAAGGCCTTGTGCAGGTCGGCGAGCTCGGCGACACGCTGGTCGCGCTCACCGTAGCCGAGGGTCATGTCGACCGCCACGGAGCGGCGCTGACGCCAGGTGCGGGGATCGACCGGCACGAACTGCCCGCCAATCTCCAGCATCCTCTCCTGGGTCTCGTTCTCCAGAGCGAGCTGGTAGACCTTGAGGTAGAGCTGGGCGACGAACTGCAGCGCGAAGTTGCGGGCGATCACCTTGGCTCGGGTCTTGCTGTTCTGCGTGAGCTGCTCGACCAGGCCCTGGCTGTTCTGGTGGCTGAGGGCCTTCTTGTCGAGGCCGGTGGCCAGCCTGGAGATGCCGGTGGTGTCCTCACGGTCGCTGTCGACCATCTGGATCGTCTGGAGGACGAACGGGTTGATCGGGTTCTGCGGCAGCGGGGCGACCGAGCTGTTGACGTCTCGGACGTTGACCACGCCGCCACGCCGGTTGTCGATCAGCTCCCTGGGGTTCGCTACGCCGCCACGGGCCACCTGCCAGCGAGGGTTGGTGGCGTCCACGGCCTGCTCGATGATCGCCCTGGTGAGGGTCGTCTTCGTGTTGGCGTGGTTGATCGTGCGGGCAGCGAAGTTGTCGCCCATGAAGGTGTGCGGGATCGGCTGCGGAACGAACGCCAGGAACGGGTGGTCGTTTACACGCTGCTTCTCCAGGAGGGTCGATCCACAGTGGACCACCTTCCAGAGCTGCTGCGTCCCGTTGCCCAGGGCGTCGATCCTGATGTAGCTCTCGTAGACGGTGACCATGCGGCCCGCCTCGTCTTCGGCGTCGTCGTCGGTCAGGTAGCTGCCGTTGGTCTCCAGCTCGCGCTGCAGGGCCTCTTCGTCGAGCTCCAGGTCGTCATCGCTGCCCATGATCGAATAGACGAGCTTGGGATCGTAGCCGTCCTCCACCAGGTCACCGAGGGTCGTGCGGTAGCGGTGGGCCAGATAGCGGGCCTTACGGAGGCTGCGGGTGCGGCCACCGATGATGAACTCCTCGGGCGGAACGGTCTCCACGACGACCTGGGAGGTGTCGGTGAAGGTCTCAAACTCGCCGGTGATGTACCGCTGGCCGGTCTCGGGATCGGTGTCGATCTTGGGCTGGCGCGTGAGCCTTACTTCAGGCTCCTGGAGGGTCAGAGCGGCCTGCTCGATGGGCGCACGGTCCCAGCGGTAGACGCCGGTGACATCCTCGCGCTGGTCCCAGTAGACCTTGGCGATCCCGACGCGGGCCGTGAGGCTGTCGTGGACCACGTCCTGGAAGATCAGGAGGCCGTCGTTCTGCTGGTGGATCGCCACCTCGCAGTAGGCGGTCGCATGCTTGGCCTGGGCGAGGTCGTCAGGGCCCTGGGGCCGGAACTGGACGATCTGGGAGCCCGCGCCGAAGGTCTCGACGAGCTCGGCCTTCATGTTCTCGACGGACAGGTAGACGTCCTGGGAGACAAACTTGGAGCCGCCTTCGCGGAGCGGGAACGGACGGCGTCCGAGGTAGTACTCGGTGACCTCCTGGCGCTCCAGGGACAGCTTGCTGTCGAGGAACTTGGTGCCCTTCTCAGCCTGCCTCCGGACGGCGCTGAGGAGCTGCTCGTCCGTCAGGGGCTTGGGTTGCTTTCTCATGCGGTCATCTCAAAGAAGAAGTCGTCCTGGTTCTCGATGGTTGACCAGGAGCCTTCGTGAATGTGGTTGGCGATGGCGAGGGCCATGACGCAGTCGTCGTGGCAGCCCACCTCGGCCTCGATCTTCCCCGTCTTCGGGTCGGCGACGAAGGACACCATCTCTTCGATGGTCGTCTTGTCGTTGAGCTTGATGGTGCCGTCGCGGACGGCCTGCCGGAGCTCGTCGATTACGAGCGGCTTGGTCTTCACGTCGGTATAGAAGCCCAGCTCTTCCTTCAGCTCGTCGGTCTTCTTGTCGTAGACTTCGCGGGTGTAGAGGTTCGGGTAGGTCTTCAGCTCGCCCTTGACCATGATGCCGGTCTTGAAGAGGAGCGTGTTGGGCAGGATGCCGTGGTTGTTGAACTCGATGGCCATGCGGCCTTCGTTGAACAGCATGCCGACGTGGTAGAGGATCGTCGCCAGGTAGTCGGGCTCGACCTTGCCGCGCCAGACTGCCACCTGCTCCTTCGAGCGGTCGAGCACCTGGATGACGGACCAATCTCCCTCGGCCCCGTCCTGTTCCCCGCCGGTCCCCTTGGAGACGTCGCAGGCGATGGTGTACTC